CTTGTCAATAATAAGACGGTGCTGGTTAAGAATAGGCTCGAGAGTATCAATAATCCTGTCTTCTTTTCTAACATTAGCTCTAACTTCTTCTACTAATATACGTTGTTGTGTCTGTTGTAAATGCTTTTTAAATAGTTCTGCAACTATACCGTCACCAAAGTTAGATTCGATAACCATTGTATTTACGTTGTATTTCTTGCAACCTTTTAGTATGTCCAACAAGGTTTTGTCGGAATACCCATCCCGGTAGGCACGCATTTCGTGTACATAGAGAAAGCCATTTTTTTGCGAGATATAGCAGGCTGCCGTTTCATCGGCTCCTCTACCGGAGGGGTCGACTGAGCAGATGGTTTCTTGGTAGTCTGTCCATTCCCCTTGTATTTGCATCGGAGAGTAGAAGTAGTCCCCGGGTAAACCCACTGTGGGCAAATCCTTAAGTACATTCCTTGGGTCTGAGCACCATACGATGTTGTCGGGTCCTTTAGTAGGATTAACAGCAGTAATGATAAGGTCAGACATTTTAAGAGGAAACTTCTCAGCGTCTGATAGACTTGTGTCCAACATAAACTGAAGCATAAAGTTACTACGTCCCATAGACGCTTCTCGTTCCACAAGGTCATCTTCTGTAAATCTGTCATCTGTAGGTGTCCAAGGTTGTGCGCCATTATCAATATCTGCCTGTAGCTGTGGAGCTATGAGTCCTTCGTATTGTGTATTATTTCTTGGGTATCTTGCGGTCCAAATAAACGGTTTGTAATTCCTGCTTGCCAGCTTACGATAAATAGTAAAAGTAGTCTGAGGAGTCCCGAGATACATAATACGGCTATCGTCTTTCGGCGTAAGGATTGACTCGGCTTCCGTACAGAGTTGAAGTAGTTTTTCACGCATCAACTCCGTCATGCTGTTTCCCGGTACTTCTATGTCGTCCAGAATCATCAGGTCTGCGCGACTTCCCGTTAACTGACCAGTAATACCAACACTTTTGACTGATGGTGCCTGATGAGGTGAGCATAGTACGTCGAAGGAAATTCTTGACCATCTCGCGTCGTCGCTCTTTGGTTGTAGGTGACTTAGCCATGGTGTTTCAATAATAAGTTTCTGTAAGAAGATACTCATGTTGTCAGCTCTTTCCTTAGAAGCTGATATAATCATTATCTTCTTTTCTGCGTCATTAAACAGAGTCCACAACACAAACGCTCCAGTAATCCAACTTTTTCCGACTCCTCGGAAGGCTTGTATCTGTAAACGTTTTGGTCCGTGTTGTAAATAATCTGCAATGGCGTATTGTGCCCTCGTAGGTGACGGCAAGTCAAGCTGCTCCCATAATGCTTGCAGAAACAGCTTGAAGTCGCCCTGTAAGGACGTTAAAACGTCTGTCATTCTAATTCTGATAGTTTCATACGTACATAATCATCCCAATTATCTACGCCTTTACCAGCTCCAAATCCAACAGTACTATCTGCTTTTTCAGCATAGTTACCTTTGATCTTTAACTTTTGTCCATTAACTATTTTAATTGAACTTTTACCGGCTTGAGGTCCAAAGTTTTCTGCAACATCTAAACCGCCATTGCCTAAAGAAATATAGTGACCTTTTGTTTGACCACCTAATTTTTTCATAGCTGCGTTATAATCTTTAATCATCAATGCAATTAAATCATCATACAAATGTTCTTTTCCAACTTTTAACAAAGCGTCGTTAATTAAATCTTGTTGATCTGGGTTAGTCCAAGGTTTTTCTCTATTAGCTCTTCGTTTTATAGTAGCAGCTCTTTTAACTTGGTCATCACCTTTTAATTGATAACCTTCAAAAGCACCTTGACTAGGTTTAGGTCTCCACCTTCTACCATCAGGTCCTATATAATTTCTATAACCTTTTAATGGATATTTTTTAGTACCTTTAGATGGGTCTCTAGCATAAGCATACGCTTGTCGCATCCATCTTTCTATTTTATCTTTTTCGTCAGGGTATGCTTCAATCATTTTATTAGGTCTTGTAGCAATAGTACTTCTAGGACCTAATGTTTTTGTAGGACGTTTTGCTCTATAAGGACTTCCCGGTCCGTAACCTCGACCTCCAGTGTTAGCTTTAGCTGCCCTAATAGCCATAACTTTAGGGTCAGCGTCCACTGCTGCTTTTAAAGCTAGATCGCCACCGGTTAATTCTTTAGCCACAGGAGTAATAGCTTCTACCACTCCTTTAACGCCTTTAGTTATAAGTTGTTTAGCGACCATAGTTTTAAATTACTTTTTAATTTTTAGTCTTTTCTTTCTCTTTTCAATCATCTCTTTGCTCATGTAATTCTTTTTACCAAGAGCTTCTCTTTTTTGTGCAGCTACAGCTTTTTTACCCATAGCTGAAGTTTTTAAGACTTTCTTGCCTTTGTACATAACATGTGTACGGCTGTTTAAAGATGATTCTTTTTTGTCAGACTTATTGCCAGTATTACCGCCGGGATTGTTTTTGTAATAAGCACGTGCTGAACCCCCTATCTTATCTCTTCTTTCTTTATTTTCTTTCTTTCTTTTTTCTATAGCTCTTTGAGTCGCCTCTCTGCGCTGTTTCATTAACTGCTGTCTTCTGTTAACGTATGCCATGGTTGTTAAGTTCCTTTAATAATGTGTTGTTGAATAATTAATTCTCGAAGTGGCTGGAATCCAAATGCCTTTCGCATCCATCCAAGCCAATGACTACTACCTTTGTCCGCATTGCATTTCCTGCACGCACAGACAACATTTCTCGTAAGGTCTTGACCACCTTTTGAACGAGGTTTAACATGATCGAGTGTAAGTTGATTAAAATCATAAGTTTCTCCGCAATAAACGCATGTACAATTAAAGTGCTCTTTTATAGCTCTTCTCCAGAGCCGTTTAGAATCTGAACTTGTCATGGTTATTAAGTTGTGTAAGTAATGTTTTGGACTAGGTAATAATGGGGTCATTTACGTATTTTGAGTCTGCTTTTTCTGTTCTCGGATGGACTTTGGAGTCTGCCCTTGGTAGTACTCCCCGAATAGTGAGCAGCGTCTCGCCCATCACCATTTCCGTAGGTACCAAGTTTTCGATTAAGTTTATTTGCATTAACACGTAGGGCTAAACCCTTTTTAGTTTTGTTGTATCTTTTTTGTTGCTTCAGCCTTTTGGCTTTAGCTTTTGGGTTGGATTTATAGTATTCAGACGTTTTTGCCATAGAGTTTAGCCTGTACTAATTCTGGGTCAATGGTTGGCATAACCTTTGCTAGTTTTGATAGAGGGTTTCCATCGTAAGCAACACCGCTAATGTCATTAGCTTTAAGCCAATCACAAGCTGCTTTCAAGTCTTGAGTGGTTGCTTCGCCTGATTTTATACGGGCAAGAAACTCTTTAGTAACTAGGTTATGCAACTCGTTAAATTGATCTTCAGTTGCTTTCTTTTTCATGTTATTATATGGGTTTATGTAGCCAGCCAGTTATTATGTATTTTGTATCTAAAGGAGGATATCCTTGATGATAATAAGTAGCAGTAGATGGAAATAAAAGTAGTCTTCCTTTTTGTGGTTGTATTTGATCTCCGTTCCAGAACTGAGTCCAACCTTCTCTAACAGTATTTAGATAAAAAATAAAAGTAATTATTCTTATACCAATTTCTTTCTCAACATGAAAATCTGTATGCCATCCATACCCATGATGAGGTTTTGTTCTTTGTACTTGAAATCCAGTATCAGTAACATTACCTGTAAGAGCACCTTGATGATGAATTAAATTAACATTTTGAGCAGGAGTATCTACAAACCCTATAGGTTTATGAGGTAAAGGGATAGCATCTTGAGAATATTCTAAATACTCAAGAATTTTTTGTTGAAGAATTTTACTTAAAAATATATTTTCTTCATCCCAGTTTTTATCACCTCGCATTAGTAGGTCATCGCTTTGTTTAATATTATCACTTGGAACACCATCTATATGGTCACCTATTGTTTTGCCTGCTTTAACAGTTCCAGTTACTCCTTCTTGTGTATTACCTTTTGCTGCTTCTTTTTCAAATTTATCTATAATATGGTCGCAATAATCATCAGGCAAAGCGTTGTTACTAAACCAAATCCAAGGGTCAGTTCGGATGGTGGTATCCATATTTTTATTTAATATCTAGACCTTTTTTAACGATCTGTAATGCTCTGTCGTCTAGTTCGTTATCTGTCTGCTCTACTAATTTTTCTAGTAGTTCTACTACGAAAGTCTTAAATTTTGGTGACTTAAGTGCAGATAACACAAATGGTTTAAGGATTGCTAACATTGTTCTTTAATAATGATTGAATAGGTACTACGTCGGAGCATACGTGATATACACGTGACCCGGGTAGCAGGGTAAAGCCCTTCTGTTGGAGCTCGGCACATTTGAGTGCACGTACGAGCTCAAAATCGAGCTTATTTTTTTGTATTTGACTTTCAGCCATGCGTTCGCATTGCTTAGTCAAGTCTCGATTTAGGGGTATCATAAAGTTTATTTGAAAACCCCAGTTTTCTGATATGACATAACCGTCCTCTGTTTCAGGTTCAGTATCGTTGCCCATATAAAATGGACTAAATGTCATAGTGCTGCCATTACAAGATATGTTGTTACCAAAGGCTTGTCGACTTGGTGCTCCATTGTTTTGAAATTGGACAGCTTGATTTGTAACATTTCCTGTCGCGGCTGCCACAGGATTGCTATTATTATTGGTGTCTCCTTCTGCAAGTACAGGACTTACTGAGAGAATACAGACAGCGATGTAGTAGTAGAGTTTATTGTATAGTTTCTTGTAAAGTCTATTTGTTCTAC